TTAATGCAAATGATGCTATAAAAGCAATCACTAACGTTGTTGGTGCAGGTGTTTCTGTAGTCTCGGTTGGTGTTGGTTCAATCACCATGAGTGCAAACTCACTCAACTCAACATCTTCAAGTCAAACATTTGAATTTGGTTCTAGAGGAACTTCTGGAATCAACCTTACTATTGGAGACGGTGTTAAAGTTGATGTCCCTGCAAACGCAACTGTTGCTGGTTCTGGTTCCACTTCAGTTCTGACTGGTACCTTTAGAGGTATCATTAGTGAAATTGGAGTAGATCAAATCGGTGTCAAGTTTGTAGGTCACGTTTCTACAGGAAATACATTCACCGCTGTTGATTATCAACAAAATGGTGTTTATGCATTCCCAGAAAGTGGAACTGCAACTATTACAGCACCTGCTGGATCGGAAGTTGGTACTGTTGCATATACCAGAGAACAAGACTGGTTTGAAAATCAAGTAATTCCTCTTTCTGTTGGTGAACTTGAGTGGGATCAGTTAGCAGATAGACCTGGAACTTCTGATTATGCTGCTGCAAGAGGTGGTAGATTTGACGAAGTTCACGTTGTTGTCATTGATGACAAAGGAACAATTACTGGAAATGCAGGCACAATCCTTGAGAAGCACCTGAATCTTTCCAAGGCATCAGATGCAACATTCTCTGTTGGTTCTCCATCTTACTGGAGAAAGTATATCTATACCAACTCCGAATATATCTTCGGTGGTTCTGAACCCGTTGGTGTAACAACTATTGCATTTGGTAATTCTCCACTCACTTATGAGTTGGATGATGACGGTGGTTGGGATCAAGATGCAAAGAATGTAAACTTTAATGGTGTTGGTGCATTTACTGGAACACTTGGAGGTGGCACAAACTATGCTTCTACTGCTGGTGCTGATACCACAGATTACACAACTGAGGGTTCATTAACATCTGGTCTTGACGATATTGTTTCTGGTCTGACTAAGTTTGAGAATACTGAAGAGTATGAAGTAGACTTCATTCTTATGGGTTCTGCAAACTACTCCAAAGAACAGGGACAAGCACTTGCTAACAAGTGTATTGCAGTTGCTGAGGCAAGAAAAGACGCTGTTGCATTCATCTCTCCATATAGAGGTGCATTCATTAGCGACAACGAAGTTGGATCTGTAACGGTCAACGATATCGATACAATCACTAACAATGTATTGAGTTTCTACTCTTCTGCCACTTCAACTACATATGGAATCTTTGATAGTGGTTATAAGTACATGTATGACCGCTTCAATGACACCTTCCGTTATGTTCCTCTGAATGGAGATATCGCTGGTACTTGTGCCAGAACTGATATTGAACAGTTCCCATGGTTCTCACCTGCTGGAACTTCTAGAGGTGCTATTCTGAATGCAGTCAAACTTGCATACAATCCTGGTAAGAAGCAAAGAGACCTTCTGTACTCTAGCAGAATCAACCCAGTTATCCTTTCACCTGGAGCAGGTATTATTCTCTTCGGTGACAAGACTGGATTTGGTAAGTCTTCCGCGTTTGATAGAATTAACGTTCGCCGTTTGTTCATCTACCTTGAAGACGCAATCTCTGCCGCTGCTAAGGACTTCCTCTTTGAATTCAACGACGAAATCACTAGAACCAACTTTGTTAACATCGTAGAACCATTCCTCCGCGATGTTCAGTCTAAGAGAGGTATTCAGGACTTCGTAGTTGTTTGTGATGAGACAAACAACACCGCAGCAGTCATTGACGCCAATGAGTTTATTGCGGACATCTTCATCAAACCTGCACGTTCTATCAACTTCATCGGTCTTACCTTTGTTGCTACAAGAACTGGAGTCGCGTTTGAAGAAGTTATTGGAACAGTTTAATTTTTCTTCTAAAGGTCAAAACTAATGGCTACTTACAAGCAAATCAATCCACCCCCACTAAGGAAGATTACTGACTTCAAGAGTAAATTAACGGGTGGTGGCGCTCGCGCCAATCTCTTCGAAGTCGTTCTTAACTTCCCAGATGCCGCACAACCAGATTCCGATACTCTTGAGAAATCAAGATTCCTGGTCAAGGGTGCTAATATGCCAGCATCCAACATCCAGCAAATTGAGGTTCCTTTCAGAGGTCGTGTTCTGAAAATCGCAGGTGATAGAACCTTCGATTCCTGGACAGTTACCGTTATCAACGATACCGACTTTGCTATTCGCTCCGCTATGGAGCGTTGGATGAATGTCATCAACAGAGTATCTGATAACACTGGATTAACTGATCCAGCAACCTATCAGGCAGATGCATACGTTATGCAACTCGATCGCGATGGTTCTGTTCTGAGAACATATCGTTTCTACGATGTATTCCCAACTCAGGTCTCGCCAATCGACCTTGGATACGATGCTCAGGGCATCCAAGAATTCACTGTTGAACTTCAAGTTCAGTGGTGGGAAGCTACCAAGGGTACTGGCGATAATGCTGGCGGTGAAGATATTAACTAAATAGTTAAATAACGAGACCACCAGAAATTATTATGGCCAAACTTTTTGGTTTTTCAATTGACGACAAACAAAATAAATCACCTTCAGTTGTCTCCCCCGTTCCTGAAACTAATCAGGACGGGGTTGATAATTATATCAGTAGTGGATTTTATGGTCAGTATGTTGATATTGAAGGTGTTTATAAAACAGAGCATGATTTAATAAGAAGATATAGAGAAATGTCGCTGCATCCCGAAGCGGATGGTGCGATTGAAGATGTAGTTAACGAAGCAATCGTTAGTGATTTGTATGACTCTCCTGTAGAGATTGAGTTATCAAATTTAAACGCTAGCGAAGGACTTAAGAAAAAGATTAGAGAAGAATTCAAATATCTCAAAGAAATTTTAGATTTTGATAGAAAGTCTCATGAAATCTTCCGCAACTGGTATGTTGATGGTAGACTTTACTATCTGAAAGTTATTGACTTAAAAGCACCTCAGGAAGGTATTAAAGAACTGAGGTATATTGATCCTCTCAAGATGAAGTATATTCGTCAAGAGAAAAAAGATCCTAATGGTAAGTATGATACTGGTGCTGTTAGAGTTAGTGGAAATAATAGAAATCCTTTAGAATATCAAAACGGTCCAGAATTTGAAGAGTTTTTTCAATATACACCATCACCAAACTATCCAACAGGCAGTCTTGGTGGAAGAGGAAAATCAATCAAAATTGCAAAAGATGCAGTAACATATTGCACTTCTGGTCTGGTAGATAGAAATAAAAATACAGTTCTCTCATATCTCCACAAAGCAATCAAGGCACTCAATCAACTCAGAATGATTGAGGATTCTCTGGTTATTTACAGATTATCCAGAGCGCCAGAACGTAGAATTTTCTACATTGACGTTGGTAATCTTCCAAAAGTAAAAGCAGAGCAATACCTCCGTGAGGTTATGTCTCGCTACAGAAATAAACTTGCATATAACGCACAGACTGGTGAGGTCCGTGACGATAAAAAGTTTATGTCTATGATGGAAGATTTCTGGTTACCACGTAGAGAAGGTGGTCGTGGCACAGAAATCACTACACTTCCTGGTGGACAAAATCTTGGTGAACTTGCCGATATTGAATATTTCCAGAAGAAACTTTACAGAGCACTTGGAGTCCCCGAATCAAGAATCGCTGCCGATGGTGGATTCAATCTTGGTCGTTCTTCAGAAATCTTGAGAGATGAACTTAAGTTTTCTAAGTTTGTTGGTCGTCTGAGAAAGCGTTTTGCACAGATGTTCAACGATATGTTGAAAACTCAATTGATTCTTAAGAACATTGTTTCTCCAGATGATTGGGAAGTAATGAGAGACCATATCCAATATGATTTCTTATATGATAATCAGTTTGCTGAACTGAAAGAATCAGAAATGATTCAAGGTAGACTTGGAAATCTTGCTCAGATTGAACCATTTATTGGTAAGTATTACTCTACCGAATATGTACGTAAGAGAATTCTTCGCCAAACTGACCAAGAAATCATTGAGATTGATGAGCAAATTGAAGATGAAATTCAAAAGGGTATCATCCCAGATCCATCCACAATTGACCCAGTAACTGGTCAACCACTTCCACAACCAGCAGAAGGAGTTCCTGGTGAAGGTTCTGGAATGGAAGGAATGGGTGCAGATCCAATGTCAATGGGCGAAGTTCCAATGGAACCCGATGTTGAAGCAATGGCACGAGAGGTAGATGCCAACTATCAAAAAGACACTAGAAAGGCTGAGTTATAAATAAATTATATCAACATATTGATTTTTCATGGAAGATGTTATCGATTTGATCGCTACAGACGCTTCTCCGTCTGATATTAGCGACAAAATGAAAGAAGTTCTGTATGCAAAAGCAGCAGAACGAATTGATATTGCAAGACCTTACGTTTCTAATGCAATGTTTGGTCAGGAATTTGAGTATCCTGAAGTTGAAGATGAAATTGAAACTGATGAAACTGAAGTTGAAGCAGAAGCAGAAACTGAAGTTGGTGATGAAGTGGAGATAGAAACTGAAACAGAAGAGGAATCTGAATAATGGGAAGAATTCTCATAAAAGGGGAACAAAGTAATGTTCCAAATACTGTTGGTGCCGGTTCTAGTTTTAGTGAGGCAACTGTAGTTCGTTTAGTTAATACCAGTACATCCACTGATTATGTGGTTACGGTAAAAGAATCTACTGGAGGAGATACAGTTGGTAGTTTCACTATTTTGAGAGGATCAGCAGAATTTTTAGAAAAGCAACCAACACATACTGTTTCGGTAAATGCTGGAACTGATGTTAAAGGTGCAAAAGTAGGTTTTACCGCATAAAAAAATGAAACTTATCACAGAAGAAGTAACAAACGTAAAGATTCTTACCGAAGGTAAGGGTGCAAACAAGAAGTTATACATTGAAGGTGTATTTCTTCAGGGCGAGATTAAAAATCGCAATGGGAGAATGTATCCCATGTCAACCCTTGCTCGTGAAGTAGGTCGTTACAACGAAACATTCGTTAATAAGGGTCGTGCCCTTGGCGAACTCGGTCACCCTGATGGTCCCACCGTCAATCTTGATCGTGTTTCTCACAAAATTACTTCTCTGGTACAAGAAGGTAATAACTTCAAAGGAAAGGCACAAATCCTTTCCACCCCTATGGGTAAAATCGCATCTTCACTTCTTGATGAAGGTGTAATGCTTGGTGTTTCTTCTCGTGGTGTTGGTTCACTCCAAACCACAAGTGAAGGACATAAAGTTGTCGGTGAAGATTTCCAGTTAGCAACTGCTGCTGATATTGTCGCTGACCCTTCCGCTCCTGACGCTTTTGTCAATGGAATTATGGAAGGAAGAGAGTGGATTTGGGAAGGAGGAATCCTTCGTGAACAACTCGCAGAAAATACAAAGAAGAGAATTAATACTCTCGTCAATCAAAGAGCACTTGAAGAGCATAAGTTGGACTTATTCAACAATTTCCTCTCAAATCTTTGATTTATAAATAAATGTATGTAATTAATTAATTTAATACATATTCAAATGTCCGTTGGTAACAATTTACAAGAAATGGAAAACGTAGTAACCAAAGGGGCTGCACCTGCCGAACCAATGAATGCTGCTGGCATTCCAGTTGAAGATCTCGGCGGTCCTACTCCTGAAAATTCAAGACCAGATGACGACAGCAATAAGCTGAAGGATCCTGCTGGTACCCTTGCACAAGTCAAGGATGTTGTTAATTCCAGAGCTGCTAAGGCAGAAGAGGTTGAGGTCGATGAGGACCAGGAAGTAGTTTCCGAAGCAGAAGCGACCGAAGAAGAGGTTGTTTCCGAAGAGGAAGTAGCAGCTGACGAAGTTGTTGCCGAAGCGGAAGAAACCGAAGAAGAGCTTGTTGAGGAAGAAGGTATTGACATCGAAGCAGATGTTCAAGCACTGTTCGAAGGTGAAGAACTCTCCGAAGAATTCCAAGACAAAGCACGCACCATTTTTGAAGCAGCAGTTACTTCAAAAGTTGCTGAGATGCAAGAGTCTCTGACCGAAGCATATCAAGAAGCACTTGTTGAAGAAGTTGTTGCAATCAAAGAAGAACTGACTGAAAGACTTGACTCCTATCTGGAGTATGTCGCTGATGAGTGGTTCCAAGAGAACGCACTTGCAGTTGAAGCAGGTCTTAAGTCTGAAGTGACCGAATCGTTCCTTGACGGAATGAAGGCACTTTTTGAAGATCATTATGTAACTATCCCTGAAGACAAATATGATGTTCTTGAGAGCATGGTAGATAAACTAGATGAAATGGAGTCTAAACTCAACGAGCAAATCGCTAATAACGTTGCTCTGAACAAGAGATTAGCAGAGTCCACCGCTGACGGAGTTTTCGCAGAGGTAACTGAAGGTCTTGCACTTTCACAAAAGGACAAGCTTGCTTCTCTCGTAGAAAAAGTTGAGTTTGAAAGTGAGACAGACTATCGTGAGAAACTGGCAACTCTGAGAAATTCTTATTTCCCTGAGAA